TTATACATTTTAATGAAAAGACTTGGTGATTTTTTAGGAGGATTTCAAAATAAAACAGATTCATACTCTTTCAATGAATTAGAGAGAGTATCTGATTATATGAAAAGATCCAAAAACTGGGAATGGTTAGAGGATTGGATTAGTTATTATGATATAAATTATGACTATGATCATAAACTACATAAGAAATTAAAACTCAATTATAGATTATTTAATGGTAGAGGTGTATCAAGTACATATAATATAACTGATATAGATTCTAGTATTTTAGCAGAAGAAGGTTATACTTCATATGATGAAGAAATTGAGCACTTAGATATATTAACTCCAATAGTTAAATCATTAATAGGTCAAAGTCAAATGATGCCTTTAAAACCTATGGCAATAGATAGTTCAGTTCAAAACATAAATGCTAGAAAAAAGAAAAGATTAGAGCTAAGAAAACAATGGTTAAATAATACTATTATACAACCATTAAAAGATCAAGCTTTTCAAGAATTTATGATGGAGAATGATATAAGTGATCCTTATAGTTTATCTCCTGATCAACAAAAAGAAATGCAACAACAAGTTGGAGAAAGACAAAAAGCTCTTACACCTAAAGAAATTGAAAGATTTATGGGTGAAGAGTATAGATCTCCTTCTGAAACTATGATACAACAGATATTGGATTTTGTATTAGAAAGAGATATGATTAAGTTTTGGACAGATGAAAACTTTAAACATTTCTGTGTTACAGGATCACAATATTATGACTTAGATGTTAGAAATAAAAAAGCTAACATGAGAATACTTAATCCTTTAAACTTTAGACATTCTAATACAGACTCAGTAATATTTACAGATAATGAAGATTGGGGTTTATATGAGGAAGAAGTGTCTATAGCTGAAATATTTGCGTTTCATGGTAATGTAATTACTAATGCAGATATAAAGAAATTAGATGATTTATATAGTAACTATTATCAAAATAGACATGAAGGATTAGAGCAAATGCCTGAACCTATGGCTACTAGAGTTGCTACTATAGATGCTCAAACTGGATTTCTTGATATGGCTCCTAAAATAAATACTCATGAAGGACAAGCATTTATGAGAGCTTTAAATGATAGGTATGGTAAAAATTCTTTAGTAGGTGATAGAAAAATTAGGAGATTAAAAGCTGCTGTTAAACAACTACGTAAATTAAAGAATGTAAAAAGATACAATGCCAAACAAGATACATTTGAAGAGTTTTGGACAAGTGATAATTATGAAAAGAATCCTAAATTAGATATAGAAATAAGGGAAAGATACTTTCCACATGTATATACTGCGTATATGTATGGTGAAGGTGGATCTAGTAATAAATTATTTTTAGAAAAAGGTCCTTGTAAAAATCAATATAAATCAATGAATAATCCTTGGGATACAAGACTTCCTTTTATGGGAGTAGAGTATTCTAAAGTATTCAACAATACTGAAAATGTAGCAATATTTGATTTAGGTAAACCTTGGCAAGATAAATTTAATTTAAGAGTTAATAAGTATACAGAGAAATTTAATACTGATATAGGTAGAGTATTTACTTTAGCTACTACTCTTAAACCAAAAGATATAACTATAGAGCAATGGTTAAGATCTATAAAAATTAACAAAGCTATATTGTTAGATACATCTAATGCAGATGTTAATGGTATAGATGCTCAAATTGTAAAGCAAATAGATTTATCTAGTGCTGATCAAATAGCAGGAGTTATCAATGAACTCGAATGGATAAGAAATCAAGCTGCTATTGCTATGAGTTATAATCCTTCTAGATTAGGACAGATTGTACCTCAAATGCAGGTAACAAACAATCAACAAAATATACAACAATCATCTTATCAAACTCAAGATATATTCACATTACACAATGTGATTATAGAAAGAGTACTCAATGCTCATATAAATAATGAGAAGTTTGCTTTAAAAGATAATGATTATATAGCTTCTTATATATTAGATGATATGTCAAGAGCTGAATTAAGTATTAATAAAGATATGATTGATGAAGCAGAAATTGGTATATCTATAAAAAATAATTCTGAGCATTTCAATACTATATCTAAATTAAGAGAAGATGCTAGAGTTATGATGTCTTCTGGATCTATAACTTATTCAGAGTTAATAAGAATGCAATTAGCTAATAACTTTGCTGACTTATTAAATTTAGCTGAAAGAGCTGATGAGAAAAAACAAAAAGAGTTACAAGCTGAAAGAGAGCATCAATTACAATTAGCTCAAGAGCAAAATCAAGCTGTGAAACAAGTAGAGACTATGAGACAAGAGTTTATTGCTTTACAAAATGAATTAGATAGAACTCTTAAATTAAAAGGTTATGAGTTAGAATCTGATAAATTTAGAAAAACAATGGATGCTGACTTAAATGGTCAAATAGATGCTTTACAAGTTAAACAACTTGAAACTCAAAGTACTGAAAAAGAAAACGCTAAAGATAGACAATTAGAAAAAGAGCTTAAAGAACAAGAGTTAAAAAATAAAATAGAAATAGAACGTATTAAAGCTAGAAACAAACCTACTAGTAAATAACAAAGTAGCATAGTTTGAAAGATTTATTTTATTATACATATATATATTATTAAAATAGTATTTTATTATTCTATTTATTTGTAACCAATTAGAAAATTAAAGAAAGAAAGATGACTAAACCAGTAGCAATAATTGATCTTAATGATAATAATGGAGTAGCTATTAACAGAGGCATTAGTGATATGTTTGATTTTGAAGAAGACACATCATATGATGATAATGAAATAGAAACTGTAGATTATTCTAGAACCGATGATGATGAAGATGAAGAAGATGTTGATAAAGATGAAACAACTACTGATGATTCTGATAATCAAGATGAAGATCAAGATGAAAACGATGAAGATCAAGATGATGATACATCTGATGACCCTTATAAGGACTATACTGATACAGCTTTATATGCTAAGGCTTTAAAAGATCATAGTGATTTATTTGCAGACATAGAAGTAGACAAAACACTAAAACCTTCTCAATTTGTTTCTACTATAGAAACTAAATTTAAAGAAAAGATAACTAGTGTTGAAAATGATTTAAAAGATCAATACAAACAAGTAGCTGATTATGTTGAATTGTTACGAGGTAATAGAACTGAATCTTTAAATAAATCTTTATCATATAGATCTATAGCTGAATTAGAAATAACTGAAACTACTCCTGAAGAAGTATTAGAAACAGTTATAACTAGAACTTACTTAGATAAAGGTATTGATGAACCTACTATAAAAGATTTAATAGCCACCTTTAAAGATAAAGGTATTATGGATGTTAAAGCTAAAGATTGTGTAGAATACAATGCCATTAAAGATAGAGAGTTTATAAATAGTGAATTAGAAAGAATCAAAATTGAGAGAGAACAAGAAGTTCAAAATCAATTAGATTATAAAGAGAATGTTAATAAAGTATTAGAAACTAGTCCTTTATTAACTGAATCTATTAAAGATAAAAAAGCTATTTTCAAAACTTTATTTGAAAATACTGAAATTGTGGAAATTGATAGGAATGGTAAAAGAGAATACTTAAAAGTTCCTAAATACAATGTTTTAATGGATGAGTTTTCTAATAATATAGAAAAGCAATTATTGTTTGTTCAATTATTATTAGATGGTTTTTCATTAGACAATGTAAAAAAGAAAGCAGTAGCTGAAGTAAATAATGAAATAATAAATGCTTTAGAAGATAGAGTGTCTAGAAAGACTACAAAAAAATCTTCTAAAAATGCTTGGTATGATTAATAAATAAAAAGAAAATCCTAAAAAACATTAAATGGCTAGATTAATTCCCAGTAAATTTGAGATTCACAGAGAATCAACAAAAAACTTAAAATGGGCTAATTATGCTAATGAAAATATTTTATTAGCAACACATCCTTACTCAAGAAAAGCTGTAGATCTTACTGATAAGATTATGCAGTACACAGCGGCAGCTATGCCATCTTTATCAAATGCATCTCCTACATTTTGGGATTCCTTGTTTAGGGAAGGCAGAGTTAGGACAATAGATGCTGATGAAGTGGAATGGTCATTAAGAGGTGATGGTAAGATTGAAACATTAGCTAAAGAAAACTTACATCCAGGTGTATTACATCCAGGTCACAATTTTACTGAGTTCCAAATTAAATTGGATGATGAAAGATTTGTACCAGGTGAAATCATAGCACCTAAGATATCTAAAGGTACTCCAGTTATAGTAAAATATCTACCAGTTAAAGATGGTGTTGATTTTATATATACTGTAAACTTAGATACATCAGATAGAGAAGCTTACTTTGAACCAGAATTGTTAAATCCAGGATTAGCTTGGTGTAAATTAGGTTTTGCAGGTAGTGAAGCTTCAAGACAATATGGTGGTACTAGTTTCACTAGTAACATGTCATATATCAGATTTAAAACTCATTTATCTGATTGGGGTAAAGCTGTCGAAGTAACTAACAAAGCTCACCAGTTAAACCTTAAAGCTGTAGCTGTAGATGATAGAGGAAAACCTATGGAAGGTTATCCTGATCAAATCATATCTTGGTTAGAAGCTAATATGATGGCTGAAGGTAAAGCTGAAAAGAATGCCATGATTTGGTATGGTAGATCTTTAGGTAAAAATATAATAGATGATTCTAGTGGTTATCATAGAAGGTTAGGTCCAGGAGTTGAAGAGTTCATGGAAGATGCTAACTTACTTACTTATAGAACTGGATCATTTGATGTTGATATAATCAGAGATTGGTTGCAAGAAATTGGTTGGGATAAAATCTCTCCACAAAACTCTAATATCAGAATCAAAACTGGTAGAATGGGTATGACTCAAGCACACGACTCTATTAGAGAGAAGTATACTAAGTTAAATGTTCAAGTTCCTTGGGAGAAATTTATTACAAGTGGTCCATCTTATCCAGGATCAAACTCTCCTGGTTATAAGTTAACTGAACCATCTTTCTTATCAATAGATTTGTTCCCTTATGGATCAATTACTTTTGAACACTTACCATTATTAGATAACAGAGAGTTCAATGGTGATTTAGTTCACCCAACTACTGGATTACCTTTATCTTCTTACTACTACTACATCATGGATTATGGTTTAGGAGAAGCTGGTAACGTAGAGTTGTTGAAACAAAAAGACTCAGAAGTATATGCTTATACTTGTGGTACTTGGTCTCCTGCAGGTCCTATCAATGGTAGATCTAATAGAGCAGGATTTACAAGTTCTCACCCAGGAAGGTATTACACATTACAAATGGCAGATTCATTTGGTGTAAGAATCAAGGATGTTAATTTGTGTGCATTAATTATGCCAGATATAGTATATTAATTTTTATGGTAGTAGTATAGTAATAAAATACTACTACCATTTTTATATTTTTTAATTAAAAAGAAAGAAAGTATGTCAGTAATTACAATAAAACCAAGTCCTCTTAGCTCAAAATTTATTAAGAAAATATCTGGTTCTTTGGATATATATTCAGAGACAGATAATGGAGATAAATTTGAAGGCTCATATAAAGGTTTGAAATTACCTAACTCTAAACAAATTGAGAAACCTATTGTATATAGTCAAACTCAAAGAATGTGGAAGTTGAGTGGTTTCAAAGAAAATACAGAGGAGTTACAAGAATTAGCAAAAGCTTGTAGATTAACTAATGATTTACCTAAGCATGAAAACTATGGTAGATTAATAACTACTTGTGATATCAATGATGTCAATGATCCATTTTTCAAACATAATAGTTTGAAAATAAGATTAGAAGAAGGATTTGGTTTGTTAGATACAAGTAAACCTTTAGATAAAATATTATATGAAGGAGCATTAGCTAATAAGCGATTTCAAATTGGTGGTGATAAACATAATGTTGCTATATCAATGTCAGCAAAATACATCCTTGTTAATAGTGAGGTTGATATGACTTACAAAAAAGCAGCTAGAGATCTTAAAAAACAAGCAGCAGCATTACATGAAAGTTTATCTAATGATAAGAAAATGCAAATTGCTTATATATTAGGATTGACAACAAGCGAAGTTGCGCCATTAGATTTAGTTGATGACTTGCTTTGGGATTATTTGGAAGACACTAAGAGTAGAGTACTTGGAGATTTAACAAAACAACAATACTTTATTAAAATAGCTAGTGCAGATACTGACACAATTTCATCAAGATTGATAATTGAAAAGAGTATTAAGTTGGGTATTATAAAAAGATATCCAGATAGATATGAGTGTTTTGGTACAGTTATTGGTAAAGATTTAGAGGCTTCTATAAATTACTTGTTGAGTCCTTTAAATAGTGAATTATACTTTAAATTGAAATCAGCAGTAGAAGCATCTTAATGATACACGTAGGTTTATTACATGATGAGGTTAGAGGTGGTTTAAACATGCAAAATAACCTTGATAAACAAGCTATACCAGTTATAGATATAGATAGGTATATAAACAAAAGTGTAACATTCATTTTAGAGAATTACTCTACTATTGTAGAAAGAAATAGAACAATATCAGATAGGTTGAGACAGTTGGAAGTTTCAGATGTACAATTACAAAAAGATAAGAATAACTCGAGATTTACATCTTTTAAACTTCCAACCAATCACTATACTACTTTATCAAGATATGCTGTTGCTACTTTAAAAGAATGTAATACAACTGATACATTATTTGTTCATCCTGTAGCTACAAGTAAAATAGAACAATCATTACAAAATCCAGATTGGAATCCTAATTTTAATTGGAGAGAAACATTTTGTAATGAAGCTGATAAAAATATAAATGTATATCATAATGGTGAGTTTACTATAGATAAAACTGTAATTACTTATCTAAAAGATATACCAAAAGTACACTATGTGTCAGGAGTTTTAAATGGTGTATATATGACATCAGATGGAAGAACGATACAAGAAGATCATCACTTGATGATAGATGATATGGTGTTAGCTAACAAATTTTGTGAAGTAGCATTATATTATATAAAAAGAGATTTCGATCAAAATTATAAAGAAAATTTAGAAACAATTTTATTCACTGACAAATTATTTATTTAATGAGGAAAGTTATCGAGCGTTACTTAGTAGCTGATAAGTCTTTATCAATTTACCCTTCAGGTAGAGCTATATTTTTAGACGATGCTTCAGGTTATGGCTTAAATGGAATACTTGACAATCAGATTGTAATATACAATGCTGATACAGGTGTTTCAGTAGGAGCTGGTATTACATATACCACAGTTCCAAGATTAGTAATTGCTCAAGGTATTGATACCAATGGGGATGGAATTGCTGATGTACTTAGAAAACCACCATTTGATTTTATCGATGCTATGGGTATAAGTGCTGTAACAGCTGATCCACCTTCTTGTGGAGCAATTAAAATATTGGATGTAGGTATTGGTTGTGTAAAAAGAGGTGAAACATACTCTCTAACAATTGAGACTAGATCTGATGAAACAGAAAACTACTATAGTTACAATGATTATGAAAGACATACAGAAACAGTAATCTTTGATTGGGATGACTGTGGTGATTGTGATCAACCATTGGATTGTAAAGAAGTAGCTTGTGCATTAGCTAACAAATTTAAAGGTAGAGATGGTAAATCTTCTCCACTTAAAAATGGTAGTCTAATAAGAAAATTAAGAGCACACCAAGCAAAAGACAGAAACTTTGATGTATATGTTTTACATGCAAATGATTATGAATTTTGTTTTGCAACTCCTGATGCTGCTTGTGTAGGTTGTAACCAAATAGATGCTATAACTGGTATAACTATAGATGGTGTAACTACTAACTTTAATTTAACTACTGTACCTGGCGATGCTACTAAAACAGCTGTTGGTCAAGTTGATAGAATAGTTAAAAAAATACATGACTTGTTAGATGCTAACAATATTGGTAGTGCAGTAAGAGCTGATACATTTATTGGTTCAGGAAAGCCATGTTGTGATGGTGTAAAAATCCTAATAAATAGTTGTAAGACTATTGTATTGTTAGGTGAAGGTGGTGATCCTATCACTCCTTGTGCTACAGGTTTACCAACTTATTCAGTTAACACTTCATCTGAATGTGGTGGATGTGGATCAGTAACTACTACTACTCCTTGTGCTTATCTTAGAGTTATACCTAGACCAATCAAATTGGAGAAATTCTGTGATGGTCCTGATGATTATAAGAAAACACTTTATACTGATGTTAGAGTTGTTACATCTGCAAATCATAACCACTTTGGTTTCTTCAAAGTATTTACTAAACAAGATTATGAAATTCCTTCTGGATTAGCATATCAATTGTTACATGATGTAATGCTTCAAGATACTTCAGGTAATGAACCATTCTCTTATGGTTACAATGAGTTTGTAGGTAAATACTCTAGACCACTTAAAGGATCTAGAATGACAGAAATGTTACATGGGTTACTTGGAAAAGGTTGTGAAAGTTCAGATGGATTTGCTATAGTTAATATAGAACATTCTGCTAATGTTAGAGATTTTGAAACACAAGGTAACTTGTTATCACCTAAAGTTAGAACTACTGTTCTTGTCCCTGTATCAAATACAGCTTTCAAAACTGAATTTGAGGCAATTATAAATCCTTGGTTGGTATCTATACCTGGAAAAGGATTTAAAACAATATCACTTACCACTGATCAAGATCAAATAGAGAGAGTATTGAATCCTGATACTACAGTATTAACTGCAGAGTATCCTAACTCTAATGGTCACATTATAGGTAACTAATTAGTAATCATTTAAATATCTGCCACTTAGTGTCCATATTAGGTGGCAGATAAAAAAATAAGAAATGGGTTGTAGTTGTATATCTAATGAAGACTTTAATTTTGTCATCGAGTATGATAAAGATCATATAACTATTATTGATAAATCTACATGGGCTACTGAAGAGCATAATGCTCCTTTAATATATCATAATGTAGAGATAATTAATAATGATAAGACATACACCTTTCCATTAAAAATTAATGGATCAACTATAATCAAATATTGTGATTTACCATCTGAATCATCTTGCGGTTCAGATGGTATTTACACATTTAAGATAGACAATTGTGGATTAATATATAGAAAGACAGTAGCTATCTTAAAGCATATAAATTGTTCTTATAGTAAACTATTAATTAATACAGAATTAAAAGATTACAAAAATGTAATCTGGCCCATCTTTAGACAAATTGAATTTATAAAAGTTAATGCTGTTTTAGGTTATGTAAAAAAAGCTGAAGAGCATTATAATCTTTTAGTTGATATGCTAAAACAAATAAATTGCGAGTGCTAAAGAAAAAGCACAATTAAATTATATTCGATTTTAAAACAACAGATTATTAAAAATAAATAATGGCTAAATTATGTGGTTGCCTTGTTACTTCTCCTCCCCCATCTGTTGATTGTGAAAACAGCAATTGCATCTATACACCTGATTTATTAATACCAAGTAAAGATGCTGTTTCAGTTTGTGGGGAATTAGGTATAATAGAATTAGGTAAAAAAATATCTTATGGATTGTGTAAAAGTAAATCTTTAACACACCATGTTTCAATAGTTAGCAAGTCTGCTAACATAGCTTCCATAGCTTATAGTAATGGACAAATCTCTTATATACTACAGGATGTAACAGGATTAACAACTGCTAAATTTACATACGAAGTTAGATGTGGTTTTTACTCATCTACTGGTGAAGTAATTATAGTACCAGCTAATAACTGTTATAATTTACCTTGTCCTGATGGTTTTATTTGCGATAAATGTGATGGTTGTATTGAGCAACCTGATGGAAACATAACCTTTGTTGATCCATCATCTATATCTTATACAGAAAACGATGTTAATTTTATAAATTAATGGCAAATACAATAACACAAAACGGAGATATTGTACAATCAAACTTTTCCATTAAGAATAACAGTATTTATGCTGATTCTAATGTACAAGTTCAATTTACAATACCTACAGGACTAGTTCTACATAATTACTCTGTATTGAGTAATGGTGGATCATTTAATACTACAACTAAGTTGTGGTCTATAGGTAATTTAAATGGATTAGAAACAACTCAAATAGTATTATTTCTTAAAGTTGTTGATATAACTTTAGCACCATTTACTGTATCTGGTACTGTTACATCTCAAAATGATCCTACTCCATCTTCTATAGCTAATATTATAGAGACTACTACTTGTCCACCTTCAGCAGGAGCTAATCCTGATACTTCAGGTTGCTTATGTGGTAGTGTTGCTACTAATGATACTGTATGTACTTCAGGTACAACTGAATGGAGATTAAATATACCATCAATAACTAACTCTACTTCTCCTTATACATGGAATGAATTAACAGGTCAATATGCATTTATACCTGATGATAATTCATTACCAATTACTTTTACATATGATTTATATTGTGTAAAAGGAGTAAGTGAATATTTAATACAACAATCTGTACCAGTTACTATAACTAAACAGATTAAAGATAAAACTCCATATAACCATAGTATTCCAGCAATGGAAGTTGGTGATATGACTGTTGGTGAAATAGCTATATTATTAGCTGATAATCCAGGAGTATTAAATATTAATGATTATTGTTGGAGAGTATTACGTAATGGCGATGGTGATGTTGTATCAGGATTTCCAATAGATTGTAATTCAGACTATGATAATAAAACTACTGTAGAAACTATTGGAGCTAATTATTCTGGTGGTACTCCTTATACAGGAGTTACATTTCCAGTATCACCTCAAAATAGTGATGTACATATTGTACTTTACAATAATGGTATAACTTTCTTTACTTTTAATGTAAACTGGGTTCCTCAATTTAAATTAAAATCTAAGATAGTTACAGCAGTAGCAGTTAGTGGTACAAGTACTAAAACACTTACTATTACATTTGATGATAGTACTTTTGTATCTACAACTTATACTGATTTAGATACTCCTACAGTTACACATTCTGTAACTAGTGTTACTATTACTAGTGACAGGCAGCTTACAGGATCAGACACTAATCACCAACATATTATAACTAATACAGTAGGATTAGAAGTATTGTTACCTGTTAGTCCTGTAGCAAATATGTATTTTAATATAAAAAATTCAGCAGTATCAGCTCAAGATTTACTTGTAAATAGTGTTACATTATTACCAAATGATACTTACGAGGTGATATATGATGGCATACAATGGATAACTTGGTAAAATGGCAGGAAGTACAAAATTAGAAATAGATGTTATAAAAAGAGTAATAGCAAGTTCTGGGTCTTTTGATCCAACTGGAACTGGCTTAATTTCTGATAGTGTACAAGATGCTATTGTAGAAGTTAATAATGCTATGCCCAGTGGACATGATGCTGTAACCTTAGATTTAGGGGATACAACTCAAGAAACTATTACTTTAACAGGACAAGAAGTAAGTGTTAATTTAGCCACTACTTCTACAGATGGTGCAATGAGTGCCACAGATAAAACTAAGTTAGATGGTGTTTCAGCTAGTGCTAACAATTACTCACACCCTAACCACTCGGGAGATGTAACATCTACAGGTGATGGAGCTACTTCAATAGCTAATAATGTTGTTACAAATATAAAATTAGCAGATGTTCCAACAGCAACCATAAAAGGTAGAGTTACAGCTGCAACAGGTGATCCTGAAGATTTAACAGCAACTCAAGTAAGAACTCTTTTAAATGTAGCAGATGGGGCACAAGTTAACGTTGCTACAAATATAGCAGAAGGTACTAGGACAACTACAACAGTACCTATAACATCATCAACAGGAACAGGAGCTACATTAAATATAGCAACTACATCCCTTGCTGGGGTGATGAGTTCAGCAGATAAAACTAAATTAGATGGGTTATCTGCTATAGATGCATCCATATTTTATAATAGTGGAGCACCAATAGCTACTGTAGTCAGTGGTGCTGGTGGTTGGTCAACCTATTATACAGCTGCAATAACACCAGGATTATATTTTATATTCATTTCTGGTATAGGTGGATCAGTAGATGCACTACAAATAGCTATAAACTTAGGCACTACAACAGTAAAAGCACCAGTAAGTATGGCTGAAGGGTCTGGAAGTGCTGTAGCAAGAGTTTATTCAGATATGTTTATAGTTGACCCACTTGATACATTAACACTCAATGTATTAAAGAAAGGAGCTCTAACAACTATTTATAGTATAATTATAACTAAATTAGCATAAAGTAATGGCAAGTAATAAAACTTTAGGTTGTACTATAGCTAATTTTAGACCAGAAGGTAAATTTAAATTCACTGCTCAACAAGTAGCTGATAATCATGATGTATTAACTAATGTTGTTTATCCTATAAATCCTGAAGTTAAAGATTTACATTTAGTAGATTTTGAAGGCGATGATTGGTGGATATTATATGAATTTAATGGATCTACTTGGATTGAAGTTGCTGACATAAATAGTGGTCAAGGAGTTATATCTAATATAGCTAAAAACCATTGGGTAGATTCTGATTCAGATCCTTTGATATCAGCACCTAATGATATTACAAGACCTTATACTACAATAAGTGATGCATTTAATATTGCATTAACTGTACCACCAGCATCAGGTACATTAGAAGATATAACAGGTAATACCAATTATTATGGTAATAGTTATTTACCTAATGCTGATACAATACATTTGCTAGGTGATAATGTTTATTTATCTACTGCAGAAGCAGCATTAATACCTACTAAGAAAAATGCTAGATTATTTATAGAAGGTGGATTAAGAATACAAACAGGAGCTTACTTAGATGCTATATTTGACTTTTTAATGGATATTAAAGGTCATGGATATATCTTTAAAAGTGGAGATAGTATTATAAATAACCCACCAGATATAACTACTATAGATATAGATTTAGATAGTGTTTATTACAAAGGTAATGGTACTGGATTAAATCTTACTGATTCACTTGCTAATACTAGTATAAGATTTAAAAATGCTTATATAAATGATGGTAGTTTAATATCATTACCAACTATAGCAAATCAAGGAACTAATATATCTATTGATAATATAAAATTTACAGGGGGTTTAGCAAACAATTCAGTATTATCTTGTTTAGGAACAACAGTAGGATCTCATACTTATGGTAGAAAAAGTACTAATGTAAACATAGGATCTATAAGTGCTCTTAATACATCTTCAGTATGCTTACTTAATTTTACTGATTCAGTATATACTCATCAAAGATTAAACGTTAAAGTAGATCAGATTGAAGGAGATGCTGCTAGTAGAAGTATGATAGAGTATAGAGGTAATACAAATATTGCTAACTCTAATATCAACATAGATATAAATCAAGTATCACATCCTAATACAGGTATATTTTATAGTCATCCTAATGTAGGTGGTCCTTATGATACTAACATCAATGGTAATTTAACTATTAATGTAAGTAATATGTCAGGATATAGTGCAGCAAATCCTATATTAATTTCAAATACAGAAATATCAGGTAAGTTAAAATTTACTGGTAACTATGATGGTCCTGTTGGATTATCTTATGGAGCAGAATATAGTGGATCAACTACTATAAATATATATCTTGAAGGTAATTATAATGTACCATTAAATGGTATAGTTATTATTGATACAAAAGATAATATGACTTATAATTTTTACATAAATAATGCTAAATTTATAACAGCGAATACTGCTTTAACTTTAGTAGGTTTATCTGCACCAGCTACAGGATCTGTTGTTAATTTAATTTGTACTAATGTAAAAACTAATAGTATTACAGCATTAGATGCAAGAGTAAATCTTATAGGTAATTTAACACAAAATGTAAACTTTAAATAATAATAATAATGGCTAAAAGAGGAGAAATTTCAATCCCAAAAGGGATAATGAATAAAGATGGTGTTCCAGTAGTTAATGGATCAGAAATGTTAAAAGCTACATGTACATGTGGCATAGATTGTTGTAATAAACTATTATTGCTAGAAGGATATAATAGTTCATCAGGAGATACTACTCCTTATGCTTTATATATTGTAGATGGAGAAGTTGTAGTTGCTACTTTAGAAGATGCATTAGTTGCTACAAAAGCATTTAAAAATAATGTATTAGTATCAGCTACAGGAGTAACTATTTCAGGTTGTCCTAATGGTGATGTACTAATACCTTCAGATACATATCAATTAACTAAAACAGTGCTTCCAGCTGGATCATTACAAACTGGTACTTGGACTTCAAGTGCCCCATCAATTGCAACTGTATCAGTAGGTGGGTTAGTAACGGGTATATCAGCAGGTACAGCAACAATTACTTTCACAACTACTGATGGATCATTTACAGCAACTTGTATAATTACAGTAATAGAAGAATAATAATGATTACAGAGATATCAAAATTTTATATAGAAGGAACTGGTAATCCTAATGCTGATGCTGACATTAATGCAGGGTTTGCAGGTATGCCTACTGTATATCATGATTCAGTAACTAAAGATATCTATAATTACTTTAGTACATTAACTGTTGGTAGTAGGTGGAGAAAGCCTACTATCACCACTAATGCTTATAGAGAACTTAGATTTAATGCAATTAGAGTTAATAATCCAGACTATTATGAATTAGATATTATAGTAAATACATTTGGTAATTCTTTACCTTTTGAATTTACAAGAGATAGTGATGGATTTTGTACTTTATATGGTGAAGATAGTTTTGATTATCCATTAACAGTTCAAACAAGTTTGATAGGAAGTGCAGCTTTTGAAGAAGAGTTATATCAAGTTTCACATTTAAAAACTACAACAAGCTCTATAGTTTTTACTACTTCCCATATATATCATGATATTAATTTTCCAGTTGAAATAACTAATGCAGGTTATCAAGATATACCTTATAGTGTACTTGAAGAAACAGGGTTTAGTATTTGTATTATAATGAAAGATTTTGTATAATGACTAATCAAGAATTACAAGATAAACTAAACAGGTTACAAAGAGCTATTTGCTGTAATAAACCTAAAGAGGTTACAGAATTACCAGAAGGTAACTCAGGCAATGGCTTTGTAGTATTTGAAGATGAGTTATATTATTGGGATGGAGATTCTTGGGAGCAAACTGGTGGTGGTGATCCATTACCCACTTTTAAAACTATTAATGGTGAAACTATTGATGATGGTCCAGGTAATATAGTTGCAGGACAAACAGGACAAACTTTTAATGTTTCTACATTATGGGATATGGCATGTGCCGCAGGATGTGATCCTACATACCATGTAATAGGTTCATCAGAAAATATATTTGACAATGCTAGTATTATAGGAACAACTTTAACTTATGATATATTAGGTTATGCTACTAATGGTACTTATCAAATAATTATACAAAGAAGTTGCGGTACTACTAAAACACTATCTACATTAAATGTAAATATAAGTGCTGCACCATCATCAATACAATTATCAGAATATGCATATGTATATAAAGATACACAAACTTTTACAGAAGGACTTGGTGCAACTAAATTAGATTTTGGTGGAACAGTAGTTAATAGTACAAGCAGTCTTGCAACAAGCATACCAAATAGTAGATTTACATCAACAGGAGATTATATATGGGATGTATCTTATTCAGGACATCTTACATTTGAAACAGCATT